GATATAGAATTTTGTAGTATCCTTTGGATTCATCATAGTCATCATAGTAGGGCTGAACATTAAAGTTCGTTGTAAGTGATGATCCGATCGCGTTATTCGCCATTTCTTTTCCTTTTTAATCCGTCTTTAGTTATAGTTTCACGACTATCTTATAGTCTTCTATCTGGTCTTCTGCTCTCGTGATGGGTTCAAAATTATCTGAGTAGAGTATTCTTCCACTATATTTGGCAAATCCTTCTGGATCAACACTTGCAACGACTCTCACAGTAAAACTTGACGCGCCGATAATTGATTGTGAAGCAGTGGGGGTTCCGAATGTATTTATAAGCAAAAGTTTACTAGTTGTTGGGTTCCAGGAAACAACTCTACCCTTGAATGTTGCTGTTTCCAGTGTTGCCCCTTGATAGACAAATTCATCTTCAATGTAGTTTCCAGCACCGACGCAAATAAGAGTAATTGCTTGTAGAATTGCTGCTTCTGTTGCCACTTCTGTTGACCCCTTTACTAGAGGATCTTTCAATAGGCAAATTTGTCTGTAATCATTTGTGACTGGCAAAACCCCATCTTCATCGTACTTAATTCTGCCATTGATGACGATACTTGAACCACCAAGTTCGTAAATCGGATTAGAACCATGTCCTCCAGGTGGAGAAATGATTGCTCTTGCATTTGCTCCCGATCCAGCAGGAGCATTGATTACCACTGATGCATAGGTATATCCACTACCCTGATCTGTCATAATAACAGCATTGACGGTATTGGAAATAGTATTGACTGTCGGATATCCAGCAGCATTGATACCATCTCCAGTGATTGTAATTGTCGTGTTTGCTGGATCAGTATATCCAGAACCACCATTTGTAATCACTATAGAGTAGATTGCTCCAGGTTCAGCACTTGATTGCACACTCCATTGAAGAGACCCATCGTCATAAGAAAGAGTTTTGACAGGAATGTACTCTGTGGTAAGAAATCTCAATCGTTCCACTTCTGGAAGGGTGTACATGTACTTCCAAGAGTATCCATCAGAAGTTGTGGAAACAATTTCCGGATTCAGTGAAATTGGTTCTACTGTAGATGGTTTTGAATAATTGTTGGATATACACTTGTAAACAGAGTATTGACTATTCATGACATAGAAAATGGTATTTCCATCAAAGAGATTATGGTTCAGACTGTCATATGCCGTGTATATTTCTCCAGAAGTCCAATCATTTCTGGGAATACAATGCATGAAGTCTGAACCATAGAGTCTCTTTGCACCAATCATGTTGTCCCACAGCTCATAGACAGTTGCAATGGATGAATTGGCATTTGGTGGTGCCGCATCATTTGCCCATGGCATTATTTTCCCATACGCCAAATAGATTTTGGTATTTGGTGCTGGTTCAGAAACAGATTCTTTGAACTGTTCTGCATTATTGATTTTCATATCTATGAAAGATGCTGAGGAACCCATGTTACCTTATTCTTCTGTTGGTTTTGATGCTTCTTCTTTTGCCTTAGTAATTTTCATCAAAAGATGTGCTGCTCCTTGTGCTGCATTCAGACCAATTGCCTTAACTCCAGCATCAAGTAGTCCCAACAACACCTGTAGTTCTTGTTCGTTCAATTCAAGTTTCATTCATATCCTCCATGATTAGAATTGTCGTGTATTTATTATGCAGCCGTAGTAACTGCTGTCCAAGTTGTTCCCGATCCACTTGAGTTATTAACATACATTCTTGTGGATGTGGACGATCCGTCTGATCTTAAATAAAGTGATCCTTGTGCTGCTGAAACTGATGGAACTCCAGAACCGTAATAAATTCCAAAACCTGAGGTCGTACCAAATAGAAGTCTTGCAGATGTTGATCCGCCGGCAGGTGTGGCAGTAGCACTTGCTACAGTTGTAACACCATTGAATGCGTAATCACCACCAGCAAACGTCAAAAGATTGCTCGAATGTGTCAGTGTCACATCACCATTGTTCCAGTTGATTACACCACCAGAAGCAAGGAACAGGTCGGACCACTGTACAGCTGTCGATCCTAGCGCTGTTGCGTCGTTGTTCCATGGGAGCAGGTTCGCATCGCGGACAACAATCCCGTTTGGGTTGCCATTTGTTGTACATTTTATAAGAATGCGGTCGTCGAATGATCCAGCTGTTGCGTCTGTTGTATAAAACCCGACATAAGCACCGTTTATGACGGCGCCCAAGTTGTCGCGCGGGTAAGTGTAGAGGCCTCCGTTGAACGCTTCCGCCGCGCCCGTACCGACGGGCTCAAGGCGGATATATCCGCCAAATCCAGCAGACGATCCGATAATCCCGAGGGCAGGATACCCGCCACTGTCATTCAAATCGAACTCGAATTTTCCGGCATTGACGGAACCACCAAGCGTTAGGACGTCGTTGCTGTGCGTGAGCGTTATGTCGCCAGAGTTGAAATTGATGATGCCACCCGATGCAAGAAAGAGATCGGACCACATTAATGATGTTGTTCCGAGTGCATTGCCGTCAGACGCAGCAGGAGAAAATGCTGTAGTTGTTAGCACAACTTCATCGACATTATTAACACCAAGATAGAGAGCAGCATTTGCAACGTTTGTTAAATGTAATGTTGAAGGCAGAGATGCATGTCCAGAACCACGCATGAACAATGAGCCTGTTGCCGTACCTGCATTGACTGTTAATCCAGCAACTGCCGACGTTCCAGTACTGGTATTGTAAGCATTGATAATCTGCCAATTGTTTGTGTCGGATGTGTTATAAAAAGAATAATTTCCTCCATCAAACGTTAATAGATTTGTAGAATGTGCCAGTGTCACATCACCGTTATTGAAATTGATCACACCACCACTTGCCAAAAATAGATCACTCCAAGATGTTGTTCCTGATCCTAATGCAGCACCATCATTTGTATTAGGTGTTACACCAGACCCAAGAACATATGTTTTGAGATATGACGGAGTGATATACCTATTGAGAGGAGAACCTGTGGGATCGCGCGTAACTGGAATGCGATCTGTCGCATTTGCTGTCACTCCATCTGTTAAGTCTTTAATTTTAGTATCTGCCATTTAATTGCTCCAAAAAATTTTAATAGGGTTCTTCCAATGCCAAAGGTCTTCCGTCTTCTAATAGTATTTTTGATGTTCCATCTTCCAGCAAATATCTTTCAAGAATAAAAGGCGAATAAACTGGATCAAGGGAGTCTCCGGAATGTCTTGTGCAATGCCCATTATCAATGCGACCCACTTCTCCCCACATTTTCATTCCAGATGGATGAACAAGAGATTTGAATGCCTGTCGATATCTTTCAATTGATCTTCTGGCCTTGATGACATATGAGAAGTTTTGATAGTAGTCTCTATCCTGTAGGAAGTTATATGAACTTACCTGTCCATCGTCATTGAGATATCGTCCTTCATATTCATAAACACCTTCAATAATTCTTGCTGTTGCTGTGGCAGTTCCATTTCCCGATCCACTCAGATCAAGTATTGGTGGTTCTGCATAATTCAATCCTTTATTGATGATTGCAATTCTTTGTATTGCTCCCAATGTCGTGTTTGACGATACCATTTGAGCACCAGAACCAAGAATTGCTGTTACTACGATATTTGCTCCGTTTCCTGTTGCAGAAACGACATTGGCACGCGGTAGAAATTCCATGCTATAACCAGACCCACCGATAATCTGTCCAGGGGTTTCTGTAAATCTGACTTCGGTAATTGCATTAACTCTTGAAGAATCAACGTTGCTGACCATACCATTAGCACCAAGTCCAAATCCACCAGGAACGTTTATAAATTCAATCAAATCCCCAATTTGATAATTTTGTCCCGGATTTTCAATCTCCATTCTTCCAAGAATACCATATGACTGAATGAAAGTATTTGATGCAATTGATAGAGTTGGTTTTGTCGCGTAGTTCTGTCCTTCTGATACAACGAAAATAGCACTTGCTGGACCAGTGTTTGCATAAACAAAATACGTCACTGAGTTGGCAATAGATGTGTTGGCATTGCTTGAATTTAGATTGCTATATACGGTGTTATTTATCGGAGTATTTGCTTCCAACTGGATGGTTGAATTGATAATGCTGTATGTGTTTGGATGCACAGAATTGTCATCCAGAACTGCGGCAACTTTGGCATTTGCACCGAATCCACCACCACCAGTGATGATAACTGGATCGTTTACTTGATATCCCGCTCCACCTTGAATAACTGTGATTGTTGAAACGTTACCACTCGACACAGACGCAACAACTGCACAAGCGCCATTCCCACTGTTGCTAATGATAACTGCCGGATCACCAACAGAATATCCCGCACCAGGATTGGTAATAATAATTGAACTTAGAATACCACCAAAAATGGTCGATCTTAGTTGTTGTGTTGTTGATCCATAATACGTTGCTGTGATATCTTCGGCATTGAGAAATTCACCATCAATATTGGAAAGAACCAATTCATCAACAATAGTTCCCTGTTCAAAGGATCTGTCTGTTCTTTCAACAAGTGCTCTAGCACCTGAAGTTAATCCAGTTACTATTGTACCAATGTATTTCTCTAGAGTCAGAAGACTGTTATCCATTACATCGTCAATCTTCGTATCAGTTACGCGCAATGATCGTTGAACATACCACTTACCATCAGAAACTCTCAGAACATCCTTTTTGGGATAGTAGATATCTATTTCATCGTTGAATAGAATTCGCATAAGAAAACGAGCAGACTTCTCAGTTCCTCTTGCTCTATAGAAGTCCTTGATGTGCTTCATCAGAACTTTTTTATCGGTAATTATCTCTGATGGAATTGATGTTAAAAATGTTTTGTAGAGTTCCTGTGCAAACTCGTCAATTGTTTTGTCAATGTTCTGCTGATGAAGAATGTTCTTGGAAAAATTTACTGCTTTTTGATCTTGTTCCAAATACTCATAATAGGCCTCAATGAAACGCACAAAGGTTTGATGATCCCCTCTGACAAAGAAGGGAACCTGAGAACTGATCAAATGACTTATTTTGTTATTTGAAATTTCCATTAACCTGCGACCATTTGCACTTGATAACTTCTGGGATCATTGTCGTCTATTGTAAGAATTCTATTTCTTAGTGGTCCAATAATTTCTTCATCGACTGGTACAGTGATTGTCAGATAGTCGTCATCATACCAATCATTTTCTGCCACACTGAATGCTCTGAGATTATCAAGAGTGATTTGTCCAGTGACAAAATCGACTGTTCCTGCTGCACGATTAACGAAAACTTTGGTACCTGTTGCAGTATAGTAGTATGATCTTAGAACGCCGTGATTTGCTTGAAGTTCGGCAATTGCAGTACCACCCACTCCATCTTCGTCTGTGATCACAACTGCGGCCGATGAATAATCTGTTCCTGGATTAGTCACTTCAATGCTTATAATTCTACCACTTAGAACTTTGGCAACTGCTGTAGCACCAGTTCCATCTCCGATGATCTGTACTGTTGGTGTTGTCAAATAGTTTCTACCAGCATTTGTAATAGAAATGCTTTTTATACCAGACTCAATGCTTGGGGTTATTTCAAAGAAAACATTGCGAGATACATTGTTAATGTCATAAACTTCCAGTGAAGGAAATGTCGTCAGTTTGTTGACTTCTTTGGCCTTGCTAATTGGCATGTTATAGTTGATTGTGTATGTCTTGGTATTATTTGTGTCGATCTTAATTCTCTTTTGAACGAACAAATCAAGATCAGAAGCAGTTATGGACTTTTCACTGTTTTCGATGTATGACTGCAATCTTGACTTTTTAAATGTGGAAGTAAATGCGTTCAACTCTTCTTCTGAGTAATCATCAATTGATGCTTTGACAAATTCCAACAATTCACTTGAAGAAAGACTTGTTATTTTGGGATCATAGACAACTTTACCTTTGACTTGAAGATATGTATAATCTGGTTCCACAATCTCTGGTGTTACGGTCATGATATTGCGATTTTTGATCAGACTATTCTTGATATTCTCTTTTTCAAAGTTGGTAAGATTGTAGTTTCCCTTTGTCTTGATGGATAGAAATACCTTACCATAAATTACAGGATCGTTGTCTTCTCCACCCCAAGCAGAAACAGAATCGATGTAATTATAGTCCTTGAGCAGCAAAGTTTTGTAGTCAACGTCATTCACTGCACGATTTTGTGCTGTATAGAAATATGGTGCTCTAAATCTTACCTGATCAACTGTTTCTTTTTCAACACCACCATATGAGGAACTAGTGCTTGTTATGGTCACGTTGTCAGAGAATTGTCCACCAATTGGTTCGACAAATGTGAACTTGCTGATGTTATTTGAGACAGACCCCACGGTATCCACATAGGTGCAAATAATGATGTTTCCTGGTTTTGGTTTCTTACCAAGAACGTCATCACCAAAGTAAAATGTGTAGTTGAGATTTTCATTTTCTTCAATGAAGAATACTTTACTGTCGGCCGTTAATTCAGTAATGTCTTCATTTTTGATATATACAGATGTGTCTGTATTTGACGACGATTCTTGCACAGTGATGACCACAGTATCCAAATCGACATTTGCAGAAGGAATCTCAAATCTGCGAGATTCATTTCCAATTTCCATAAGATACTGTTGAGTTAGAACTTCTCCTTGTTTGATATAAACATTTGAAAACGAGAAGGATCCACCACTCTTTGAGACTGTGTTGGAATACAAGGTCACAAACGGATAGTTCACTCCATCCTTGCTTGCACCAAGAAGTCTTGTGTATTTTTCAAGTGTGATGATATTGATATTTTGATCTTCTACTTCTGATGGAGTTGCGACAATATTTACCTTTGCAAGAGCACCCTTTTTGCTTGATGGAACATATCCAATAGACTTGGCATGTGACAGAACAGAAGCACGAATTTGCGCAGTGTCGAGAAACATTTCATTTCCCACCATATTGAGATAGTAACCCATATAGTGAGTATTGTATGCCAAAATATCAAGCAGAATAGACATACCACTTCCATCAAAGTCAAAGTCCTGAAACTCACTCTGATTTCGCAGATAGTTCTTTAGATTTTCTCGAATGCTGTTGAAGTCAAGTTCTGTGACTCTCAGTGCTGTTTTTTCTACTGCCATTTATTTTTACCTTAGACGTTCAAGGAAAAGGTTTATCGTTACTGGTTCACCTCTATTTAGAACAATGAAGGAGATGGTTACGTCATATCCATTCTGATCTGGGTTGACATTAACAATTATATCGTTTGGTGCGTTGAAAAGTTCTACACGAGGTTCATGATTGACAATCGTTTCTCGAATTGCATTCTTTAGAAACGTTGCAGTCAGAGGATTGATGTTGTCGAACAGTATCTTCTGAGCATTGCTTCCAATGTATGAACGAAATGGTCTATCATAGAAGTTTGTCAAAATGAGATTTCTGACTGCTCTTTTGATAGCATCAACACCTGTTTTCTTTACCACATCACCTGTTGTTGGATGTGGAATAAAGTCCAGATCAAGGTCTGCCCAATCTTTAGTGCGTGTTACTTTTGCCATATCTTATTTATACTG